TTCCGATCTATGAAGAGATGATTAACTCTGTAGTAATTCCGCTCGTAAACGTATCTCGTCGTCTTCCAAACAACACCGTCAATGATAAAGAGCCTAACCAACAAATTATCGCCACTACATCTGCGGGAAGCAAAATTTCCTTTGCTTATGACCGTCTAATAGATACTTTTGAAAACGCAATTATTGACCCTGAACATGCCTTTATGTTTGGATGCGATTGGCGCTTGCCGGCAATGCATGGACTTATTGATAAGCAATATATCAATAAACTTAAAATGAGTCCATCATACAACGCAGAGTCGTTTGCTACAGAATATTTGTCTTTGTGGCAAGGGTCAAGTGAAGACGCATGGTTCTCATATGACAAACTTACCAAATATAGAAAAATAAAGAATCCAGAAACGCACGCAATTAATAGACCCGATTCGGAACAATTCTACTTAATATCAGTAGACGTGGGTCGAATTTCCGACCAAACGGCAGTTTGCGTGTTTAGAGTTAATGTGGTAAAACAAAAGTTCTACAGTACATTAGTTAATCTAATTGTACTGGGGCGCACTGCACAAACTAAACCTTTTACCGTACAGGCAATTGATTTGAAAAAAATTATTGACCTGTATAAGCCGCGCGAGGTCGTCATCGATACTAATGGTCTTGGTGTTGGTCTCGCTGATGAAATGATAAAGCCGCAATATGATGAGAAGGGAAATATCCTTCCAGCCTATGGCTTTATTAATGATGATGTCTATAAAACTATCCAACCAAAGGATGCGCCAAAGATACTCTATGGTATTAAGGCAAATGGACCTCTCAACTCTAAAATTCACGGCAACTGTTATTCCAGACTTACTGGTGGTCTGGTGCGTTTCTTGATAACTGAGCAGCAAGCAAAGAGTGCGCTGCTTGCTACTAAGGTTGGTCAAAGAATGACCGTGGAACAACGCGTAATGCGTTTGATGCCACACGAAATGACGACGAAGTTATTTGAAGAAATGGCTAATTTACGCTTAAAGCGTACCGGCGCGAGCCTAGACATAGTACTTGAACGAATTAATTCTCGTTATCCAAAAGATAAATATTCAAGCTTTTCTTATGGCTTATGGAGAATTAAGGAACTTGAAGAAGACTACTACAAAACTAGTCATCGCAGGCGCGCGGGTAAGCGTCAGTTAGTATTCTTCTCAGGAGGAAGATAATGGATGAACCGATGAAAAGAGACTTAACCTCTTTTACTAAAGCTATAGGCGATATGATAGCAAAAAATGAATCATCCTATAATTTGGCAACACGTTACGGAAGAAGCAGATATGAAAGGACTAAAGACTATACGTTAGACGAAATAAATGATATTATTGACTCTGGTTCTCTTGAAGCTCAAATTATTCTTTCTCGTAACTACTTTAACAGAGGTGGCTTTTATCAACGTCTGTTAATGCACTACGCAACTTTACTAAAATACGCTAGTTTACTAATTCCTCATCCAAGTTTTGGTAAAAATCTCTCCGAAAAGTATGTTAGTAAAAGATACGAAAGTGCGGTTAACTTTCTTGATATGGCCAAACTACCAGATTTGTTTACTCATATAGCAATACATGTATTACGAGATGGATGCTACTATGGGGTGATTCAAGAAGTAACAGATAAATACATTTCTATATTAGACTTGCCTATTTTTTATTGTCGTTCACGCTTTAAGGATAAAGAGGGCAATGATATAATTGAATTTAATGTTACATATTTTGATTCAATCACTGACAAAGAATATCGGAAAAAAGCTTTAGCGGTTTACCCAAGAGAAGTAGTAAATTGGTATAAACGCTACAAAGCTAACAAGGAGAAAAGTCGATGGTGCTACATTTCTACTGATGTGGGGATTTGTATGTCGTTGGTCGATGATAGACCGATATTCCTAAATATTATTTCTGCATCATTAGAATATGATGAAGCCAAAGATTTAAATAGAGAAAGGGACCTTGAAGAAATAAGAAAGGTTCTGGTTCAGCACATTCCGCATCTTACCGATGGGGGATTATTGTTTGAGCCAGAAGAAGCAGTTGAGATGCACAGGGGCGCTGTAGATATGATGCGTAAGAATGAGAACCTTAGTGTACTTACAACCTATGCCGATGTTGATGCCATTGTGTCTAAATCTGCTAATGACAACTCTCTTAATTCAGTGGATAAGGCTCTAGCAAACATCTATGCCGAAGCGGGCTCTAGTAGTCAACTCTTTGGTACAGATTCTAACCTATCATTAAGTACTTCAATTACTAATGATATGGCTTTAATGATGGTACTCGCGCGCAAGCTTGAGAGATGCATTACATCATTGGTCAATATGAAATATGGTAATCCGAATATTTCTTTTACTTATAAGATTTTACCAGTATCATATTATAATCAAAAGGAATATGTTGAGACTAGCTTAAAACTGGCTAATTCCGGATATAGTTTCTTGCTGCCGGCGCTCGCTATGGATTTAACACAGCGTGAGCTTAGTAGCTTGAAAGACCTTGAAAATGATGTATTGGTTCTAAAAGACAAGCTGATACCGTTAAGTACCTCATATACAGAAACAGGAAATGTAGGACGTCCTGTAAAAGATGCACAAGATAAAAGTGCAAAAACTGTAGCTAATGAGGAATCATTAGACAAAGGAGGTTCTAATTAATGAATACAGAAAAAGATAAATTAACAACTTTTTCTCTTTCTGTTTATGGTGATGTTACTAGTTATAATGAAGTTCTGTCTAAGGCAAGATGTAGAATCTTTTATAAGGGCGCCAATCGTAATGGTACTTTTATAACAGACGAGTTCGCAGAACAATTAATTTCAACGCTTCCATATGTGCCCGTTAAGGGCATATATGATACTATGAAGGATGATTTTACCGACCATGGAAGGGAAAGATATGAGGGACGTATCTATGGTATTGTCCCAGAAAATCCAAACTTTGCATGGGAGACGCATCTTGACGTAGACGGAGTAGAAAGAACATATGCTTGTACAGATGTGTATCTTTTTACTGGACTATATAAACAAGAAGCTTTTGATATAGTCGAGAAATCGCAGTCTATGGAGTTATATGCTGATTCTATCGAAGGTGAGTGGCAGTTTATCAATGGTAAGAGATATTTTGTGTTTACACAAGGTCGCTTCCTTGGTTTACAGGCACTTGGTGAGGACTATGAGCCTTGCTTTGAAGGCGCGGCCTTCTACACATTCGTAGATTCAGTTAAAACTCTTATGACTGATTTAAATGGTACTGATATATTTCAAAAGCAAAACTTGGAGGGAGAAAAACATATGAATTTTAAGCTTTCTGATAATCAGAAGTATAATATGCTTTGGACTCTTTTAAACAACAGATTTAATGAAGAAAACGAATATGTTATGGACTATGCAATTTGCGAAGTTTATGACGAGTACGCAGTAGTTTTCAAATTTGAAACTGGTGAGTATAACAGAGCTTACTATACAAAGAATGACGAAACAGATTCTCTTTCCATCGAGAAGATGGAGGTTTGCTATATCGTAGATGTGAACGAAGCTGAGAAGCAAGCTCTTCAAGCAGTTCACGCTATGAATAACAATACTTATGAGAAAATTGATGAAGTTGTAGCTAACCTTAATACAAAAGTAGAAGACTTCACAACTCAAATTGATGAGTTTAACTCCAAAATTGAAGAGAACGATACAACAATCGCTACTTTACAACAGGATAATGAAAAACTTGAGAATGAGTTAAGCGAAGCTAAAGACAATTATACAACTGCTTTAGAGAAAATTGATACTCTGACTTCTGAAAACGAAGCACTGAATAATTTCAAGGCTGCGGTTGAGCTTCAGGACAAGGAGGCTGTTATTGCGAAGTACAGCACACTTCTTGACGAGGAAGAACTCAACGGATTCAAAGAAAGAGTCGATGAATTCACTAAAGAAGAGTTAGATAAGGAACTCGCTTTTGCATTAGTTCAATCTAAGTCTACAATTTTCACTAATGATGATAATGGTTTCATTCCAAAGCCAGAGGAACACCTCACTGGAATTGAGGCTATTTTAACAAGACAAAAGAATAAGAAGAAATAATAAACGGAGGATTTATTATGGCTGATAAAAGACTTGTAATTGACGGTTTTGGTCAAATAGAGTTAAACCAGGTATCTTTCCGTAGAGATGGAAGAATTGAAGCTCAGTGCGCCCTTGATGCTACTGATTTCGCTACAATTCCTGCTGAAAACGGAATGCTGCTTGCAGTAGATAGAGTCAACAGAACAGTTAAACTTCCTACTGCTGCTCTTGCTGCAAAGATGCCTATTGCTTTAAATTATACAACAGAGCATATGTATGATGAAAGAGCTAATGCTCTGAAGAACTTCAAGCTGGAAAGAGGTACTTTCCTTCCTAGACTTGGTTTTCTTTCTGTAGGTGAACTTTTCACAACTAACTGCATCTGCATGGATGAAAGTGTATATGCTAATGAGGCTGCACTTGCTGCTGCTACTACAAAGACTGCTCTTGCTGCTACTCCACTTTACGGTGGAATTAGTTCTATGGGAGCTATTAAGGTTTCAGCTACAAAGCCAAGTGTTGGTCCTGTACTGCTTGTAGTAGAGCAGACAACAATGCCGGATAGACAGTTTGCTCTGAAGTTCCAGGTTCTTGAAGCATAATAGGGAGGTATGAAGAATGACTATTAAAGAAATGAAAGAATTAGCTGTATATGCAGCTAAGGGTCAGGCTCCAACTAACTTCTCTGT